GGGGTGTTAACCGTAATATGGTTTGCAATCCGAATCTGGGAAACCGACACAGTAAAAGGTTTTACTGGGAGGGCAAATGCCAAGCAAGACCAAAGCTCAGCACAACCTGATGGCGATGGTCGCTAATGACCCAGCCGCTGCTAAGCGCGTAGGCGTGCCGCAGTCGGTTGGAAAAGAGTTTGTCGAGGCCGACAAAGGCCGCAACTTTAACCGAGGTGGTGACATGAAAGAATCCAAGAAGATGATGGGTAAAGAAGTGGCCTTCATGAAAAAGAAGGGCGCTCCCAAAGCTATGGTCAAGCATGAGATGGCCGAGATGAAGGGTATGAAGAGCGGCGGCAAAGCGTACGCCGCTGGCGGTTACACGCGCGCTGCTGACGGTATTGCCAAGAAGGGCAAGACCAAAGGCACGCAGGTCCGCATGATGGGCGGCGGGAAGTGCTGACATGGCAACGTACCGTAAGCCCACTGAAAAAGAACGGTCGAAGCTTGCGCGGTCACGCGAGATGATGCAAAAAGGTATTGCGGGCGAGAAAGACATCATGTCTCGCTTCATGCCTACGATGGCGAAGTCTGCGCGCGATGACATCCGGGCCGCAAAAGAAATGCGTGAGTCCGTGCCCGAGGCAGCTCGCGAGTACGAAGCGTACCAAGAAGCTGGCTACGCCAAAGGCGGGTCGGTTGGCTCTGCTTCCAAGCGTGCGGATGGCTGTGCTCAGCGGGGTAAGACCAAGGGCCGTTACCTATGATGTCTTCACGCGGCATGGGGGCGATCAACCCCAACAAAATGCCCGGGCCCAAGCGAAAGCAGCGGCGCGATGACACGTCGTTCTACGAGTACGCTGAGGGTGGTGAAGTTAAGTCCAAGGTCAATGAAGCGGGTAACTACACCAAGCCCGGGATGCGTAAAGCCTTGTTCAATCAGATCAAAGGTCAGGCAACGCAGGGAACTGGTGCAGGCCAGTGGTCGGCCCGCAAAGCGCAACTGCTTGCGAAGAAGTACAAGGCCGCTGGCGGCGGGTATAAAGATTGAAAGCCCCGCAGAAATCGCTCTCTGACTGGACCGCGCAGAAGTGGCGCACGAAGTCTGGTAAGCCGTCGAGTAAGACGGGTGAGCGGTATCTGCCGGAGGCAGCAATCAAGTCTCTCAGCCCGCAAGAGTATGCAGCGACTACGAAGGCCAAGCGAGCCGGGAAAGCTAAGGGCAAGCAGTTTGTAGCCCAGCCTAAAGGGATTGCTCAGAAGACTGCGAGATTTCGATGACCACTACCGGCACCACGGCGTTCAACTTAGAGTTCACAGACATCGCTGAAGAGGCGTGGGAGCGGGCTGGGCGCGAGATGCGTTCTGGCTATGACCTGCGAACTGCTCGCCGGTCTATGAACTTGATGACCATTGAGTGGCAAAATCGTGGCATCAACATGTGGACAATCGAGCAGGGTACGCTGACCCTGACGCCCGGGCTGAACACCTATGCCCTTCCTCTTGACACCATCGACCTGCTGGACCACGTGATTCGCACGGGGCAAAACGCTGCCTCAACGCAGGCAGACCTGAACATCACGCGGATCAGCGTTTCGACGTACGCTACGATCCCGAACAAGCTAGCTCCGGGGCGTCCCATTCAGGTTTGGGTTCAGCGGTTGTCGGGGCAGGTATCGCCCACGGGCGCTACGCTCAACGGGACCATCACCTCCACTACAACTACTATTACCCTTTCTTCGACCGCAAACCTTGCCTCTGCCGGTTTCATCCGTCTTGGGGCGGAAGATATCTACTATGGCTGGCTGGACGGTAATAGTCTAGGCGGTGTGGTGCGTGGGCAGAACGGAACAACGGCTGCAGCGCATACGTCTGGCGCAATCGTTTACAACCCCAACCTGCCGGCCATCACAGTGTGGCCCACGCCGGACAACTCGCAGACTTATCAGTTCGTGTACTGGCGCATGAGGCGCGTGCAGGACGCCGGGAACGGCATTGAAACTGCAGACATGAACTTCCGATTCCTGCCGTGCGTTGTGGCTGGCCTTGCGTACTACATCGCGATGAAAGTGCCGGAGCTGATGCCTCGGCTCGACATGCTGAAAGCGGCGTACGACGAGCAGTTCAACTTGGCGGCAGGTGAAGACCGTGAGAAAGCTGCAGTTCGTCTCGTGCCGCGCCGGGCCTTCATCGGTGGAGTGATGTAGTGGGTAATCGGTTTGCCAGCGGCAAGAAGGCAATTGCGATCTGCGATCGCTGTGGCCTGCGCTTCCGCCTGCGCGACCTTCGCACACTGATTGTCAAAACCAAACCTGTCAATGTGCTAGTGTGCCGGGAGTGCTGGGACCCAGATCACCCCCAGTTGCAGTTGGGTATGTATCCTGTAGACGACCCGCAGGCTTTGCGGAATCCTCGCAGGGACACGACGTACGTAACCGCCGGCGTGAATGCTGACGGCAACCTGACTGGCGGCTCACGCGAGATTCAGTGGGGCTGGAATCCGGTAGGCGGAGCAAGTGCAAATGATGCGGGGCTGACGCCGAATTACTTGGTGGCAGTCACGTCTGTTGGTACAGTAACGGTAGTGACGACTTAGGAGTCAACATGGACGCTAAGAAAGCGGTGCATAAGCATGAAGCCAACATGCACCCGGGCAAAAAGCCTACGAAGTTTGCCAAGGGCGGCAAGACCAATCTTCAGATGAAACAACTTGGGCGTAACCTCGCGAAGGTTGCAAACCAACAGAAGCCGATGCGGCGTACCCGCATGACTGGGGCTTGAGATGAAAAAAGACTCCAACCAGACGAAGCCAGCTCCCAAAGTAGACCTGAAGAACTCGGGGTATCCGGAGAAAAACGTCAAGACTACGGGCATCAAAATCCGTGGGACTGGTGCTGCGACTAAGGGCGTGATGGCCCGTGGGCCGATGGCGTAATCATGCAGTACACTGAGTTGGCAACCAATGTTGCGAACATCGTTGAGAATACTTTCACCGATGCTCAGATGGCGCTGTTCGTCCGTCAGGCCGAGCAGATCATCTACAACTCGGTGCAGATCTCCAATCTGCGGAAGAACGTCTCTGGCACCACTACGGCGAATAATCAGTACCTTTCCGCGCCATCAGACTTTCTCTCGGTCTATTCACTCGCGGTAATTACCGGGGTAGTAGGCGGCAACATCAATACGGGTACGTATACGTATCTGTTAAACAAAGACGCCAACTTCATTCGCGAAGCGTACCCAGTGGCAGGCGCAAGCGCAGCTGGAGTCCCAAGGCACTATGCGATCTTTGGCCCACAAAGCGCAGCGGAGACCGAGCTCTCTTTCTTGCTTGGGCCCACGCCGGATCAGTCGTACTACGTTGAGCTGAACTATTACTATTACCCAGAGTCAATTGTCCAAGGGGCGATAACTGGGTTTGGTGCGGTCAGTGGCGGTTCTGGGTACACGCAGGGCGTCTACTTTGGCGTCCCGCTCACTGGCGGATCGGGTTCAGGCGCTACGGCAAGGATCACTGTTTCGGCGGGCGGCGTGGTTACTTCGGCGATTCTTGAGAACCCCGGTGTCTTCTATGTCGTAGGTAATGTGTTGTCATGCGAAGCATCGGCTATTGGGTCGGGCGGTACAAGTTTTAGCGTGCCGGTAAGTGGCGTAAGCAACCCAGAAGGCACCACGTGGCTGGGCGACAATTTTGACTCGGCGCTCTTGAATGCGACGGTTGTCGAAGCCGCTAGGTTCATGAAAGCCGAAAAAGAGCAGATGGACATGTATGCTCAGCTCTACGGCCAATCACTGGCGCTTCTCAAGAATCTTGGCGACGGCAAGCAGCGTATGGATGCTTATCGTGACGGTCAGGTAAGGAACCCGGTCAAATGATCGTCCAGACGCAGACTACGAGCTTTAAGGCGGAGTTGTATCAGGCTATTCATAACCTGCTAACGGACACGCTGAAGCTCGCGCTGTATACGGCGGAAGCCAATCTCGATGCGTCTACGACTGTCTATACCACGGCAAATGAGATCACGGGTACGGGATACAGCGCAGGTGGAAACGTAGTAACCGGGGTGACAATTAACAGCAGCGGCTACACTGCATGGGTGACGTTCAACAACGTGCTCTGGGTCCCGGCAGCCTTTACCACTCGGTGCGCGCTGCTCTACAATGCCAGCAAAGCCAACCGGTCGATCGTGGTACTGGATTTCGGGTCTGACAAAACCTGCATCAACACGTTTGAAGTACAGGTGCCGGGGGCTACCGCAACAACGGCGTTGATCCGCTCTTCCAACTAAGAGGTTTAACATGAGTCTCGAAAAAGCGCGTAGCACCGATACCGTAGCAGCTGCTGTTGTCCGGGGGACGGGCGCGGACGCGGTCGCCACGGCCAAAGGCGCGTTTCTTGTCGAATGTTTCGACAAAGACGGTAACCTGAAGTGGGCAACCGAGAACCACAATCTTGTGGTAAACGTGGGCCTTCAGTACATGGCGGGCGTTGCCCTCACCAGCACTACGCAACTTACGTCGTGGTACATTGGCCTGTATGGGTCGGGCGCCTCTAACACCCCCGCTGCAACGGATACTTTGGCGTCCCACGCTGGCTGGACGGAAATTAACCCGTACAGTGGCAACCGCCCCGCTGCAACGTTTGCTGCGGCAACCGCTGCTAATCCGTCGGTTGTTACCAATAGCGCTAGCAAGGCAACGTTTGCGATCAATGCTACGGCCACTGTTGGCGGGGCTTTTTTGACTTCAGCCGCATCTGGCACGTCCGGTACGCTATTTTCGGCGGCGGACTTCCAAGCGCCCGGCGATCGCTCTGTTGTCAACGGTGATACGCTGACGGTTACCTACACGTTCTCCCTATCCGCGTAAT